TAGGTATGCTGCATAGAGTTCACCCATACGAGGCAATGCCTTGTTTGTGCGTAGAGATACAACAGCGTTGCGGATATCCGCTACTGTCATTGTGTCTACTGGTAGAACTGCAGATGATGCAGTTGGAACAGTTCCTGAAGGACCGTTTGAGTAGATTACGTTAGTTCCTGCTGAGAGGACCTGACCTACTACGTTGTCAATCGAATCTGCTGCGTTGTACGCGATGATGTCAGCAAGTGCTGAATCAACGTCGTTGAATGAAGTTAGGTTTAACTTCTTTGTTGTTGTTACTGCTGAACCGTATTCGTTCAGAGTTACTGTAACCTGTGAAGGGTTACCTAATGCAATGGAAGATACATCTGATGTTTCTGTCAATGTAGAAGTAGCTTGTGCTAAATCTGAATAGATTGAGAATACAACTGATGATCCTGGCATTGCCTGTTGCACTGGCTTGACGTCAGCAAGAGAACGCATAACTGGAATGGAGCGAAGCGCCATTCTGACATATTGGTCGTATGCAGCCTGTACTAGAGCACTGATCGTCGAGCTAGAGGTGGGGGTACCTGTTGGGATAGCCATATTGGTCTAGCCTTTCTTGTTTAGGATCGGATGTTAGAGTCCAGACAATCTAATGACTTCATCTAGTTCTTCACGGCTATTGGTATTGAGAAGTTTTTGCATTATATCTGCGTTGTGTTCTGGCGAAGCGCCAGCATCTGCAGTGTTAGTCATTCTCTTATACGCAGCCGCTTGAGCTGGATCTACATTAGGTGTTGCCTGGGTTTGGCTGGATTCAAAGCCGAATACATCGGCATAATCATCTAGCCATTTAGACAAAGACTCTTCAGTTGGGTCAATGTCCTGCGGAATAAAGGAAGCAATTTTGCTATTTACCCCGCGAGTTGCGAGGACATCCTTAATTGCTCGTTCGCGTTGGCCTTTGCTTAGGTTTTCAAACTGAGCACGAAGCTCTTGTAGTTCTTTATCCTTTTGCTTTGATGCCTTGCGTAGTTGCTTTACAAGGTCATTCGACGAATCATTTGTGTAGTCATCGTCTTCATCCTCGTACTCGTAATTGGACATAGTCCATCTCCCTATCAGTTAGTTGATTTCGCCAGCCTCATATTCCAATGGGGATTGGGTATGGCTCTGACTCCTGGTATTGATATCGCTCCACTAGGCCAGTAGTTCTAGTGGCAGGCTTTATTATATTCCGCCTGCGCGGTCTCTTGCCAAGGCCCCACCGGTTAATCCGGATTTGCGGCCAAATTCTGCTGATTCTAATCCCATAATTTTTTTAGTTTGTTTTAGCGCATCTACAGAACCAGGTATATTAAGTGCTACCTGCTCTGCTGTTTGCTGTGTGTATGGATCTTGTCCATAGATAGCAGCAAGTTGTCCACCACGTAGTGTGCCTTCTGCAATAGCAGGTGCCTTAGCTTGATACTGTGCGCCAGTTACCTTATTAGCAGCAAGTGCTTCTGCACCGGCAAGTGTTGCTTGTAGACCAGCACCTATTTGCGCTCCGCCAATTTCTGCTGCGGTTACCTTACGTTTGATATCATCAAGGGCGTTCTCAGGGTTAAGTACATACTCAAGGAAATCGCCATCGGTTAAGTTTGGATAGAACTGCTTAGCAGCATCTAGTACTTGCTTATTTGCTTTAACAACCTTTTGACCTTCGATAACTCTTTCTTCAAAAGTTACTGGATCTATGTTCTTAGCAATCGCATCAGCAAAGTATTGCTGAACTCCTAGTTCGCCTCTTTTGTAATACTTCTCTGGCAACCCGTAGTTCTGTGCGATTGATTGGTAGGCATCTTCAAGACCTAGATAAGTAGCCTCATCAATAGCGGCAAAGCCATTAGCGGTACGCTTAGCGTTAGCAGAAAAACGCTTTTGATATGCAGGTGAATTTCGTAGTGCTAGAAGACGGCCTGAATCTGACTCTTCATTCATAATAGCATCGTATGCTGCATCAGCAAGAGCGCCTAGTCCGTTTGCTGCCATATTGCGTCGCAATATGTCAACAGCAGATACCTTTTGTGCTAGTCTTGTTGCAGCAGTAGTTTCAGCAGCTTTAGCAGCATCTAATTTCTTTGTACCTTTTTTACGGACTCTTTCAGTTTTGTCATCATAGACTTCAATAACATCGCCAGTCTCGTCATCAGTATAAACAGAGACAAGTTTTGGTTGCGCTAGCGGAACTTCCTCTGGCTCAACGTCTAAGTTTATTTTTGGCCTTGCGCTTGATGAAACATTAAATTGTGGCAAAGTATCAATAGGACTATTGAGACTATCGGTAAGTGGGTTAAAAGGTGCTGTTGTCATTTTTACCCCTGGAATCCGAAGTCACGTAGAATTTTAAGTGTCATATCTGATACTTCCTGCTTAGCATTTTCTGTATATTGCCAACGGCTATCTCGTTTAAGACTTTTCTTAAAGTCGTAGATATTCATATCGCCCTTGTCACTGATAGCGGAACGAAGAGTTGAATCGTTAAGATCAATTTCATCTGCATTGATTTCTAACAGGTTAGCCATTGTCTGACGATATGGTGCATAGACTTGATCCAAGTTATATCCTTGACCTAGTAGATCACGAACATATTGTGGTTGACCCTGTGCTGCCATCTTACGAGCATCTTGTTCGATACGGTTTGGATCCAACTTTCCGGTAGCGATACCCTGAAGTACTTGCTCTTCCGTCTGTCCACCAGGAATGATGTCCTTAACTCTAAAACCATTAGCGCGAGCAATGTTCTGAATTGCTTGGTAGTCCTTGAGAGCCTGACCAGAGTATCCCTCTGTTCCTACACCACCGATAGTACTTCCGATTGGTCGAATAGCAGCGGCGATAAAGTCTGTAGTCATCGCATCATCAATACCTACATTTGTTATGTACATATTCTCGGCAGCTTTGCGTAACGCTGCTGGATCTGATGCTATCCCTGAACCCATCTGGCGAGCCTTGTCAGCAATCTGACGCTCAAGTTTTACTATGTCTTGCTCATATTGAGTTGTGCCTTGAGCCTGACCAGTCTTAACTAGATCACGGTAATTAAAGAGTTGTACATAGCGCTGCTTAATTGCGCCAGAGTTTTGTCGATACCAGACATCATCGCGGATTGCTTTACGAAGTTTATCTGCAGTCCAGTTTTCTGCCACATAGCGATCAAGAATAGTCTTGAGGCTAGGTACGTTATTAAAGATGGTTTCAGGTAAGGCAAAATCTGCACCTTCTGCTACACCAAGTGCTTCTTCACGCTGTTGTGTATCGGTTAATGCAGGAGTTTCTTTATCCTTTATTTTACCTGGAACCTTTGGTGGAACCTGACCTTTTGCATCAGAGGCAACTTTGGCTACCTTTTCTGCAGGAGTAGATTTTCTTGTAAGATCCGATGCTGGTAAACCTAATGCGGCTGCTGATGCAGCAGTTGCTTGATCTTTTGGTCCTGCCTTGATTTCAGAAGCAGACCGTGCTGAAGGAGTTACTTTTATCTCAGGGAATACTCTTTCAACCTCTGGCGCAATATTACCAATGCGCTCAGATATAGTGCTTCTGCGACTCTTAAAATCTGTTGTGTCTTCACCGCGAGCCTCAGCTTGTGTAATACTATCTTGGACTTTTTTAAGTTCATTATTAAGTTTGATATATTCTTTAGCGGTACTGGCAACCTTTTCAAATCTCTTATATTCAGATTCTATCTTTTCGCGCTCAGCATTTAACTCATTGATTTGAGTATTGAGGCTTTTTCTTTCGGAATTAGGTATACCTGAGGTGCGTAGTTTTTCCCTAAGGTCTTTAATTTCTTTTACTTTAGCAGTTCTTTTATTACCCAGATCTGTTAATTTAGCATCAACTTTATTTGCCATTATTGCAGACCTCCAAGCTCTTGCATCATAACCGCATAAGCATCAGTGGCTCGGTTAGTCTTAGCCTCAGCAGTGCCAGCAATCTTCTCTTCGATAAACTGTTGTTCATCAACGCCACCACGGGTAGTGCTAAAGCCATCGCCAGCGGTTGTTCGAGATGGTTGTTTTCTTTGCTCTTTGTTAATTAGTTGGGTGTATTTAGACTTCTCAGCCTTGGTTAGTTTGCGACCTAACAGGTCTTGTGCAACCGTATCTAACAACTTTGCGGTTTGAGTTGGGCTAGTAATGTATGTCTGAGTTGTGGTCCTTGGGGCGCCCCCATCACCGGTGCCACCTTCTGCAAGTAAATTTGTAAGTATGTCATAACGACCTATTGGTGTAGCCGCGCCAACTATTTTATTGATAGATACTTGTTGCTGGTAAGCCGCTTCAAGTTTAGTAAGAGCAGTATAGAACTTAGTATCAAGATTTGCTGATACTTTTCCAGAATACAATCCAGCAGTTTTTAGTTGTTGAGCCAGTGCTAGACGCGCTTCCGGAGTACTCTTATATAGATTTTGAACAAACACATCAAAGGTTGGTTCAGCCATTTGTATCTCCTAATAGTGAAGCGAATAAAGTGTTATAAGCGCTCATAGTATTTTCGTTGGTCTTTGAGAGTTCACGCATCTTAACGATTGCAGAATCCTTCATAAATGAAACAAGATTTCTAGTTCCAGATACATTATCTAGCGCTTCTTTTTGCATCTTGTAAGAGTCGTATACGTCAAGCATCTCTTTAAGAGATTTCTGTACAGAGCCGCGAGTTTTTACGGTCTTATCATTGAGCATATTACGTAGGTCGTCAATGGCTGCAATACGAGCAATAGCCTTCTTGCCGCCTTCGGCTAACTCTTCTTGCACTAATGGGCGTCCTGCTTTGAATACTTTAGCCCAGTTCTGAAATTCATCACGAGCCATTGCTCGTTCAAAGTCTGTAACCTTAGTTGTCAAAGAAACTTCGTATTCGTTCTTCTTGCTGTAATAGGTCTGTAGATCTGCTGCTGTTTGTACTTCCTTTAGGTAGTCATCTACCCGCTTGTTGTACTTTAGACCCATATCTTTCATAGTCTTGTAAGCATCAAAAGAGAATCCTGATTTATGAGGAATTAGAAACGCTGCTCCTTGCGGATAGCGCTTAAACAAATCTTCATTTTCCTCTACGAAAGCACCGGATTCTTCTGCGTATTTAATGACAGCAACAGTCTTCTTTTCAGATTCTGGAATAGTGAATGGTATTTGGTTAGGGAATAACTCTACCCATTTAGCCATCGCTGCGTCATAATCACCAGGATACTGATCTAGTAAACCATTCCAAGCCTGTTTGAAGTTTGCCTTGCCGTTATCTTTAATCCAATCAGCCATATCTGCCTTGAGTTGTACAGATGGTGATGCTGGAGCAAAGAAGCCATAGACGAATCGAGTACCAAGAATACCTAATACTGTGTTCTTAACACGCTGACGATACTCTTCTTGCTCCTGAATACTAGGAGGAATAACATTTCCTTCTGCGTCTTCTTTGTACTTTAATCCGTGACCGCCGGCTTCTAAGTAAGTTACTGCCTTACGCCACGCGCTTGCATATTGTGAGTCGCGGTCATCTGTGCTCATAGTTTCATACAGACGATTTATGTGAGCTGGTAAGAAAGCAGATACGAATGAACGATCAACGGCATACTTACCCATAGTAAATTGAGTAATTGTATCTGCAGCGCCAGGAGCACCTGCTACATCTACTAGGTTTGATATAACCTTCATAGATACACCGGCAAGTGGACCTGAAAATGTAGGAATTAAAGAGTCTTGGTTCAAGGATGGGGTAAGCATCTTGACTTGTGCTCCGAATTGCACCGGAAATGGTGTCTTAAAGTCAGCAGGTATACCTATTGCTGTCATTGCACCGCGTACTGCACCGTAGATAGGTTCAATACCTGGGTAAACAAAGTACTTTTCGCCTTGGTCATCCTCTTGGATCCAACCATTATGAGCAATTCCGTCATAAGTTAGCGCTGCTTTACGAATAGCCATTGGGTTATAAGTAACAACGCGAGACATACGACGATAGAAGTCTTCAGTTGCGCGATAGAAGCGTGAGAAGTTACGTGCTCCAAAGGCTAGTTGTGTACGAACTAGCGGATTATCTACATATTGTAAAATTTGTGATACCGCACGCTCTTCAACTATCTCTGCAAACTGACGCTTAGCGCGTTCAGTAGCTGCAGCAATCTTCTTTGGACTATCTTGGTCAACCTTGCTTACAACAGAGTTGATATAGGCTTCTTCAAAGCCAGACTTTTTCATCTGCTTACGGATAGTAATGATTTCATTAAAGACCATAGGCTGACGAGACATACGTGCGTTAGCAAGACCTAGCCAAGTCCATCCCTTTGACACCATTGAGGCAGTCACATTGCCTGATTCTGACAAAGGAACTAATGCTGGTCCAAGCACGTAGGCTGGAATGTCAGCATCGTCGAGTTTAGAGACATCATCCAAGGATAACTGGCCGGAGATAATGTAATCTCCTTGGTCATTTTGAGTGCGAATCTTATTAAGAAGATCTATATTAACTTCTTTATCAATGTTTGCTTTAGTTCCGCTTTTTTCAAATACTTCTTTGGCTCTTTTGTAAACAAGTTCAGCGTGCTGCTTTTCATCAATACCTTTTGCTGCGAGCTGTGCTTCTTTACGGAAAGATGGGTTCTTTTGCATCCATTCCATAATCTTTGTAATAGCAAGGTCTTTATTATCAAGGTTTGCTACAGCAACTGCGCCAAGTTTGTCATTTGCAATATAGTTAATACGCATAAGCCAGGTTAACAAAGCTGCTTCATCCTGATTACGCAAAGCACGAGGCTTATATTCCCGATCTGCCTTGGCTACTCCATACTTCGCAGCCTTTGGTTCATTGATTACAAGAGCCTCGCTGCGAACTCCGTGACTACGGGTAAAGATAGTAGATCTTGTTACGAAGTCTCCACCGGTAGCAAAGTTGCTAGCGCCTTCAGATACCAGAGACATAGAGTTATCTAGGTTTCCGTAGACAATATGCTCGGCAAGGATCTCTGCCTCATCTTCAAACATAGGCTTCATACCCATTCTTTCACGAAGACGATTAACTCGCCCAGATGTAAGAGAGGTAGCCATAATGCGGCGTGTTTGACCCACCGCACCGCCTACTACAGATGCTTTAAGTGTTTCAATTTCAGCAGCAATAGATGCTTTAGCAACAGGATCTGTTGTAATCTTCATTGCTTCTCTTTTAAGTTTAATCTCTTCACGTGCTTTAACGATTGTGTCATCAACCGCTGTGATTTGAGATTCAAACTTAGCTGCTTCTTTTTTATTAAGTATTCTAAGAAGTCCACCTAGTGGATTATCTGACCAAGTACCGGTTTTTCTCGCACCTTCTAGTGCTGTATTAACACGGGTAGAAAGATAGCGACTTTTAGCAAGACCCCAAGGGCTGCCACCGATAGCAAGGTGAACCATAAGATCTTCAGATGCGTTACGGATAGCATAACGTGGACCAGCAAGAGTTAAGAATGACCAGTATCCAGTCATATTGTCTACCCATTGCTTGTTGGCTTGACCAAACATCTTGTTAATAAGACCGCTGCGTGCTGCTGCTCGGTCAATATCCACAAGGCTAGGTGTGGTCATAAAAGGATTATAGTCAGACGGAAATGCACCCAGGTCTTGGAAGTCATCAGCAAAGTTTGCTACAGAAAACTTAGAATCACCTTTAGTAATAGTCTGATTAACAATCTTCTGACCAGCTTCTGTAAGGTTTAGACCGCGTGATTCCGCGATAGTTCCCCAGATGCCCTTGACCATTTCCTTGCGCTGACCAATATCATCAGCCGCCTCAAAGGTTTCTGCAATCATTCTTGCGTCATATTTAGTCATCACAAGACGTGCTAAACGATAAACCTGTGTTGAAGCATCGGCAGAAGTTACATCGAATACATCATCTTTGAACATAGGAGCGATATTAAACTTAGACTTAAACTTGTCTAAACGCGCTCCGATTACTCTAGATGGAAAGCGTGCAAATTCTTTTATATCTTTAGATTGCTTTATCTTTTCACCAAGAATCGTTGCATCTTCTGTAAGCGTTTTGCGGATTCCGTCTGTATCTGATAATTGACCGTATAGGTCATCTATAATTCTAGGTGCAAATTTGTCGATATTGATAAATTTATCAGCACCGGTTACTATCGCAATGCGAGTTTTGCGGGCTGCATCTAAGCGCGGAAGGATAATACGCTTACGTCCGACGGATCCTTTAAGCAAACCAACAGCTTCTTCTGTGTTTAATAAGAAAGCCTTTGCTGTATTGGCATCTACTATCTCAGCCTTTTGAAAGACTCTGATTACTTCTTGACCGAACTCAGGAGCTAGTGTCTTCAGAGCATCGCGTGCTTCTACAAGATCTTTGCCTTTGCTATTTGACTTTTGCAATCCAGTATATTTAGCCAAAGCACTTCCGTATTGATCCCAAAATGCTGAGGCATTTGGATTGGCAAAATACTCATCTACCTTTTCGCCTTTAGTAATAACGTCAAGTGAGTACTTGCTTACTGTATACAAACTACGTAGTTTAGAAGCAACTACAAGTGGGTCTGCATATAGACGATAAGCAGCATCTGCTACACCGGATACTAATCCGTAGGCTAAGCCGTTCTTCTCAAGAGCTTCAGGAAGGATTAAATTTGCGAACTGACGACCAGGTGAGAACTTAGCTCTGTCAACTTCTAAAAGTGTTTGATTAAATAGGTCGCGTTCTTTATCTATGCTTTGAACACCGGGAATAGATGTATTACGTGGATCTGCCAACATAATATATTTTCGTTCTTCAGGTGTTGCTGTGGCTAGTATCTTTGATACATCTTCGCCACCCTTTATACGCATAGCAATATCTACTGCAGCGCGACCATATTTTGCTCTGGCGTCTTCGATGCGTCCTTCATTAAATACTTTATCGCCTTTGTCGTTTGCTTTATCCCAGGCAAAACCAACTTCTCCTTCAGAGAGTGGAATAGCAACTGCGCGATAGGCACGGGTTGCAGCATCGGATAGTTCAATAGCACCCTTAAAGGCAAGTGTTATTGGGTTATAATTGACAGCATAGTGTGCAGCAGTTCCAAGCCAGCCACGAGATGGCTTAGTCTCTGAGTCTTCTGTGCCGTATTTTCTAATAAGATCTGTTTGTTGATCTACTGGTTTTTTTGCAAATTGCGCTACAGCTACTTCTTTAGGAAGATTAGATAGTTCTCTGTGAACGAAAAGAGATTTGACTAAATCGTCAACTTGTTTCTTCTGCTCTCCCTTTAAGTTAGCAGCCAGTGCTGCGGCTTTTAGGTTATCAGTCATTAGTTACCTTGCGCTAATGCTTCTTGGTATAAGACCGCTATCTCACCAGTAGTATCGTATGGAAGTAGTGCAACCAAGGAATCTGAAAGTTTAACTGTAGATTTACCCATCATCAGTGCCTCAGATCCAGGACCAGGACCGCGATCTAGGCCAGCGGTAATTGGACGAGTCTCATCTGACATTGCAAATAGTGGAGTTACTGATTGTGGCTTAACATCTGGTGTTGAAGCAAGCGGAGCGCCGGACTTAATAGCGGCTGTCTCTACGCCTTCGCCATAATACTGTGATGGCATTTCTAACTTATCGGTACGAGTCGAGAACTTTCCAGGACCTGCAGGGCCAGCAAGTGGATTCATTGGTGCTGTTGTCACTTGTCTTCCCCTAACGTTTCTAAATCTTGTGCCATATCTTCCCACGCTTGAGAAGTCTTGGTCTTACGGTTTGAATGATAAATAGATAGTTCAAATAGTTCTGCACTGAGTGTTTCAAATGTTTGCATTAGGTTATGAAAAAAACCTGCAAGGATTACTAAGAAGTCAGAACGGTGTACTGGGCGTGGTATTTTATTAAAATCATCCATAACCCAGTACACCTTCCCAAATAATAATTAACCTTTTCTTACTGATGTTCCTTTGCGGCCTGCTGGCATCATTGATGGAACAACCTTACCGCCTGCTGGCTTAGAGGTATCCTTCTTGCCTTCAACTGGCTTTGACATTGGCGCTGCTGCGCGTGATCCTTTATTCATATTTACACCTCCCTTACTTATGC